TGCAGACTCTACCCAAATGAATGACTCTGTAGCTAGTGGTGGTCAAACTGAAGAGGCTTTGTTGGCTGACATTCTTAGAAATACTGAATTTCTCAGTAATGAAGAATCTCTACCCAATAGACAAATCCCTGAAGTAGACACGGAAGAATCCAACGAAGACGAACCCGAAGCGTTGGAGGAAGACGATACTGAAGAAGTTGAAGAGGAAGTAGAAGACGAAGAAGTAGACGAAACAGATGAGGATGCCTCGCAAGACGCTACCCAAGAAGTTGATTTGTATACTACTGACGATCTTGACTTAGATGCTAAAGTAGCTGTTAAAGTAGATGGCGAAGAAATGGAAGTATCTTTTGGTGATCTTATTAAAGGTTACTCTACTGAACAACATCTTTCAAAGAAGGGTCGTGAATTAGGTGAAGCAAGAAAACAGGCAGAAGAAGAATATCAATCTAAATTAAGTGATATTGATAGTATTACTAAAGCATCTGCCGCAGTCCTGTATTCAGAAGAACAAACGTTTGCTAAAGAGTATCATGATATCGAAGCTAAAATTGATAAAGCCAGAGATGAAGGTGATACTTATGAAGTAAATGAACTTAAAGATAAACGAGAACAAGCTCAAAAGCGTTATTGGGATGCTAGAAATAAAAGAGAAAACATTGTTAAAACAGTAGAATCTCAAATGGAATCTCAACAAAGTAAAGCCTGGGAAGAACAAGTGAATTATTTTAATGAAACAATTCCAACAATAATTCCTGACTTTAATGAAGAAACGGCTATGGCTATTCGTGAGTTTGCAATAGAAGAAGGTATTGCACCTGAAATCTTAGATACAATTGCAGACCCTATTATCGTTAAGTTTGTAGATGACTATAGACGGCTTAAACAAGGCGTTACAAAAGGTCAAGCAAAACGTAAAACAGCATCGACAAAAAGAGCACCTGTAAAGAAATCTAAACCTGCCGCTAAGAAAAAGATAGAGGCAAGTGAAAGAATTCGTCAACGTGCTTTAAGCGGAGAAGCTAGTGATTCTGAGCAAATGGACTTCCTACGTGGACTTGCTGAACGCTCTTTAAATCTTTAGTACCGTTGGAGGTAACTTAATATGACTAATACACTTGGTGTACGCGGTGTAGGTGGACCAGCAGGTCCAGCACGCGGAACTGGTAAAGACGTTTCACAACGTGAAGATCTTGCCAACTTTATCACGATGATTACTCGTGATGAAACTCCTTTTATTTCATCTATTGGTAAAACAAAAGCTACGGCTATTTACCATGAATGGCAAACAGACACACTGGAAGCTCCTGGCTCTTCTCGTATTGCAGAAGGTCAAGATTTCCTTGAACCAGCTTCAGGTGGCGCAACTGCAACTCCTGCAGTAGGTAGCAAGTTCGCTGAAAGCGGACCAAACCGTACTCGTCTTGGTAACTATACCCAGATTAACGGTAAAACAATTGCTGTATCCGGCACACGTCGTGCAGTAGATCAGGCTGGTGTAGCTGATGAATATGCTTATCAGTTGAAGAAGCGTGGCACAGAGCTTCGTCGTGACGTTGAGCATGACATGATTCACTCATTTAACGTATCTAGCGCAGTAGGTTCTCAGAACTCAAATGCTCGTTCTGCAGGTGGCTTTCAGTCATTCATTAATGCAGGCAGCACTGTAAACTACGTTGGTGAATGGGCTGCCCCTGCAACAACTGCAGATGGTACAGCAGTAACTCGTTCTTCGCTAACGACTACAGCCGCTCCAGCTACAGGCGCATTGGCTCTATCTGATATTGATGAAGTTATGCAAAAGATTTATCAGGAAGGCGGTAAGGCGACTAGCATTATGCTATCACCAAAGCTTCGCCGTGACTTCTCCGATCTAATGGTTGGTGACACAGGCGTAAGACGTAACCTTGATGATAATGGTAAGCTTCGTCAATCAGTAGACGTATACATGTCTGATTTTGGCGACGTTATGGTAGTTCCAAACTACATTATGGGTCTTTCAAATGCTGTACAGTTTATTAACTCAAACGGTACACCTGCTGATCTAGCTGCAACTACAGACGTAGCAGACTTCTCAGCACTTATTTATGATCCAATGTGGTTTAACATTGCTACTCTTCGTCCTCTGCAAGAAGTAGACGTAGGCCAGCAAGGTGACTCAACCAAAGGAATGATGGTTGAAGAATTCACTCTTGAAGTACGTAATCCAAAGGGTTGCGGTGCTATTTACGGC